TCTTTAGCAAGTGTAACACACTTTCTGGCAAATGTCTAATATTTAGGTAGTCCGGGGTTGTCAAGGCTCCAATGATAAAGCTGTTGTTATGGAATCCCAATTCTTTCAGGTAGTCTACGCAATCAAACACTGTATCATAATTTAATAGGAACCATAACATATTGAAACTTATCTTATGATCCAATTTTCTAATTGTGTTTAAGTTGTCCAAAAAATCAGGCCAACAGGCGCCAAAGCGTATGTATTCAAACTCTTTTTCTGTGGTCTCTACACTCACAGTCCAATGAACATTTTTAAACTCGCAAACACGATCAAATACTCCGGTATCAACCTTGCTAAGGTTAGTGTTTATCCTGAGATTCACATCGGGATTTAATTTTTTAAGTAACTCTAAATTCTCTTTCATCAAGAGCGGCTCGCCACCGGCCAGGTACACGTGTTTCAGTTGCCCTGCGTGTTTATAAATGTAATCTCTAAACTGTGTCAACTGGTCATCTGATGGCATTTCTTTTTTAACATTTAGCTCGCTGGCCCAACGACTGCTAAAGCGTGGCCCACAGTAAACACAGGCAAGGTTGCATAGATTGGTCCAGCGCACATCAATGGTTTGCAAATCAAAGTTAGGAACACGACTATAGATATCCAGTGGTACTTGTTTAAGCTCTCGAATATAGAACTTACGATCACTGATAATATCAAAACCACTTTTACCCACTTCTAAGTCATGGCACGGCGCACAATTGGTTGGAAGCACACGGTTGGCTATCATTGACTGCCTGGTACTGTTGTTGTCACCCAGCACTATTTCTTCTATGGTATTGTCTCGAATGTTGCCCAACACTTCTGCACTACGAATACAGTTTTTAACATCGCCGTCAAAGTTATACATGAGTCCGGTCCACGGCATGGGGCAAAATGCAGGATTGGTTAAAATATCTTTGGGAGTCATTGCGGTCCTAAACTGATGTCAGGAATTCTGAGATTGTTGCGTGTGGCCATGTCAAACAAGTCCAATAGGGTTCGTGCCCAGTTGTTGACATCAGCAGCCGGGGGTACTGTTTTGTCTGGACTGGTAGCAATGTTACCTGGGCGCACTAGAGTAATTTTTACACCAAGTCGGCGATGACGTAGTTGTCGAACTGCTTCCTCGAGTGCTACTTTTTGTAAACGATACTGATCCATGTCCAGACCGGGTAATGAACTCACTGGCTCTTGAGTCATCATGGTGCTGACAACAATGATATGTTTCTTTGTTCCAGCCCAACGCTGGGCCATTTCAAATAGCAGTTCGGTTTGTGCATAGCCAGCCTGGGCATTGTTGACAAACACATCACAGGGTTCAATTTGATCACAAATTTTAGGCGTATTGCGAATGTTATTGCCATCGCGACGACTAAGTCCAACAACTTCGTGGCCATCAAGAACATATTCTTCTGTCAGGGCCTGTCCAATGCCAGCGGTGTGTCCGGTGATTGCTATTTTCATTCGATACCTCTTAGCTTCTTTTGTTTTGCTATATATGCTTGTCTGGCATCAAGGTCGGTATTATCAACACTCAATTCAACCGGAGTTTTCAAATAGGCATAGCTGTGATCAATGCCGTGCTCCTGAGCAAACTGTTGAATATTTGGAAGATCATCCACATTCAATATGCTGACTGTGGTCCATAGGTTCAATCGGATCGGCATTGTTTTGTACTGCATCAGGTTGTCATAAAAGGTTGTCCATGGTATGGGCCAACGAACCAATTCAAAAACACCGCCAATGCCGTCACAGCTTGCTGTAACAGTAACTTCAACTCCTGTGCGAGCAATGTCCGTCAGCTCGGTTAGGACTGTGCTACAATTTGTATTGAGTCTAAGAGTTTTTAAATTGGGCGGCAAGTTGGCCAACAGTCGTTTGTAGTTTTTACTGTAGGCCGGTTCGCCGCCGTTGATATCCAGGTGTACGATTCTATCCTGTGGCAAACAGTAAAATTGATCAATATTGTTGACCACCGGAAATCCTGGACCATTTAGATTGCCTATTCGTGTGCTTAAATTTTCGTTACAGGTCAGACAGGCAGCATTACATAAGTTGTCTAGTACTCCGCCAACCTGTAAATAATTTTCCAAATTGGTCTCACTGTCCAACAGCGTGGCATACTGTCGTATGCTGTCGGGTTCGGTTTCCTGGCATCTGGCGCATTCGGCAGGCCACTCATTGCGAGCCATTTTTTCTTTGGTCTTGGCTAGCCACACACTGGATTCCAAGTCTGCTAGTGAATCAAACTGAGGTGCGCCAATCATGTGACCACAACGACTCACAGTGCCATTGGAATTGAAACGAACAAAATGGTCTAGTCTAGGGCAGTACATCAGTTATGTTGAGAGTCTTTTTAAAAATTAAATTGTACAGTTCTGGATAGTCGGTTTGCACATGAGTCAACAGTTCCTGTATGGCAATTGTTTTGCCTGTATGGTTGATCAAAATTTGATCCAGGGCGTGATACAATTCTACCGCTGACCAATCAAAACTGAGAATTTTGTGTCTAAGTTCATCGGTCATGGGTGCTATTCCAGCATGGTTGTTGGAGTCTGTTAGCTGGCCGATTTCTGTCATGGGACTAAATGTCACTAAAGTGTCAGGACGAGAGAATCGAGCCAGGTTTAACAGCCAAAAAAACTGTGGAGCATAGTGCCTGTTTAAAAACAAATATCTATTGACAAAATACAATACTGTATGCGGGTCAAGGTCATTGCCTTCTGCGGCCAAATGCTGTAGGTACGTGTTTATACCACTTAGAAAACGTTCGCGAGGGTCTCGCACAAATATTCTAATTGGGGTGGTAATTTTGTTAATGTCTTCCGTGGGTACAAATGTCCATCCTCTAGCATCCATTCCCCAGGTCAACGAGGAACGACCACATTTAAAAATTGGATAAACAAATTGCTGTGAGGCAATCTGAATCACCTCACAGCTATCTGGGAAGATAATACTATCTACTTCCGAAAACATTCGTTACGCTTTTTGACGAGCGCGAATCATTGCCAAAATATCTTCGGCCTTTTGTGTTGCTGGTTTAGCTTCAACTGGTGCTGATGCTACCACTGGCTCTTCATCATCAAAGTCGCTTGTGGTTGCTGGTGCCGCTTTGGCTACCGGTGCTGGAGCATCTTCATCAACTGCGGCTGGTGTTGCAACACCTGCTGGAGCATTGACACCGGCTGGGCGGAAATACTGACCCCAACGTTCTGTGTCGTAGCTTTGACCATCAACTGAAGCTTCAAACATTTCTTTGATGACTTTGAGTTCAACTTCGCCTGGTTTTTTGGGCATGAATGTGCTCAAGTCAAACAAGCCATACTGCTCAACAGCTGCCTGTTCGGCTTCGGTGAGTGCTGTTTCCTTACGAGCCCATTTAGATCCGTTGTAGTCAGCAAAACCGCCTTTGCTACCTTTTGAAATACGGAAATCCAAGCCACGCAGGTAGTCGGTTGGCAATTCTTCCAACTCGGGATCCATCAGGGCACCCTTGATAGTGGTAAAGATCTGAGGACCAATGATGAAACGACGAATTGGATTTTCTGGAGTCTTGTCGTCGCTGAGTGGATTCTCACGCACAAAGCCTTGGAAAATGTAACTGCGCTTTTTCCAATACTTACGACCCATTTCTTCTAATGATTTGTCTTTGAACCAAGTACGAACTTCTGTAAGAACTGGGCAAGTCTCTTGCCACATTTCTACACAAGGTACCTGTACATATACTTGTTTTGATTCCATTTCGCCTTTGACGCCATTGAATGGTAAACGGATCATAGCACGTTCTTGCCAAAAGAATGTGTTCTTGGTGTTGCCGTCTGGGAGGAATCTGAGTGTTGCGGAAGCGCCTTCTTCCATGTTCCAGTGTGGGTAAATTGCATTGTCACCACCTGTGGAGTTGCCGCCTTGTTTGTTGCCTTCTGATTGTGCGAGTCTCGCACGGATTTCTTGTAAGCTAGCCATTTTATGTTGCCTTTCTAAAGTTGATTAAAATGTTGATTTAAGTTGTCTTAAATGTTGCCTTACAGCTGATTATACACTCTGCTGTCAGTGTTTACTACTAAACTGGTTAAATTGCTTTTACAATATTTTTGGTGTTGTGCTAATCCGCTTGCACCATATTCATTATTACAATATTGACAAAATGCTGTTGGATGCTGATATCCTGCTTGTTTCGAGTAATGATTGTTGCCTGTAACTTTGTTTGCTAC